CCACTACCCACTGGAGGTGAGGTATGCGTTTGAACAGAGAAACACAGAAAAAATTTCAAAAAAATCTCCAGTCACCGAAATGATGACTGGAGCAGGTGTTTAGATGTAGTCTCCGAGCAGAACACGCAGTCTGTCAAAGGCTTTCTGTTTTCTGTAATTCACAGCACTCTGGTTGTTATAGCCCATGATGGAAGCAATATCTCTCTCGGATTTACCTTCCATAATCAGTTCACAGATACGGCGACCTTCGGGGTCGAGTTCCTGCAACTTCTGATACAGGGCGCAGAGCAGTTCACGATCCTCCATGATGGACTGTGCGTCCGGGGTGTCATCCCGCAGGTCATCCGCCCAACTCTTCTGGTTACCCTCGCCGTCCTCAACGGTATAATCCAGAGAGAGGTTATCTCCGGCGGCTCGGAATTCGCAGGCAAGGCAGTCACCATCGCACATCCAGGTCTTGGACTTGGGACACATACACTGACCGTGTGCCTGGGCACGTTTGCGTGTAGCCCAAATATCACGGTAATATGCGTAATACTGCTCTTCGGTCACTTCCACCCAGGTCTTGAGACGGTGGATGTAGACCTTGTACTCACGGGTTGACTTCTGATTTTCATTGGTTTTCATAGATTGTCCTTTCCGCCTGGTCAGCGGAGGGCGGAAGGACACAAAAAGGTCTGTGCAATTCGATACACAGACCCTTGGAGCCTAATATGGGCGCAACAAGAACAGGGTACCGATATTGCGACCCACCAACGATGCAGTGGGAAGACAATATTTGTATCCTCGGCCCTTATTGCAAATCAGGCTTTGAATAATTAAATTGTTCAGCCTACGGGGGGTCCGTCTGACTGTGCTTTAATTATAGAAGAAAGGACGCCATTTGACCCGGACACGGCGTGTCCGCTGAATTTAGGGGTAAAAACACAAAAAGCCCTCTCCAGACAAGCACTATGGCTCGTTGGAGAGGGTGCAATGATGTTGCGAGGGTCAAATTCGCCTCGTTTTGCCGGACATGATATGTCCACCCAGAGAAAAAATATTTTTGATTTTTTTGTGGCACACACGATGTGCCCGCTTTATTGGACTGTGTTTGCAGTAGAATTAGAGTGGATTGAAGCACACCCTACGGTATTGCAAATATCACGAAATAGCGGAAAAAGCAAGAAAGATGTCCAAACGACTTGAAAAAGACACAAATATCTGGTATAATATAAAAGCGAAACTGCGCAAACATACGAAGATGAGGTGTGCAAATATGTCTAATTTAATTAATGAGAACTATATCAGTATTGAAGATGCAGCGTTGTTTCTTAACATCAAGCCTGTTACATTGCGTAAATGGATAAAGGATAAAAATGTACCCGCCCACAAGATCGGCAAACAGTGGAAGTTCAAACGCTCTGAACTGGAAGAATGGGTAAAAAGCGGTAAGAGCGCAATGGAGTAAAGCCGCAATACACATACGGAAGGATATAAACTATGTCGCTAACTATAAAGTGCGTTGACTTGTTTTGCGGATGCGGAGGAATGTCTCTTGGCTTTGAGGCATCTGGATTTAATATAGTTGCAGGTATTGATAACTGGAAAGCCGCAATTCGAGTCTATGAAAAAAATTTCGACCATCCAATTATCGAAAAGGATCTTATGGATGTAGAAGGAGCTGCAGAATTGATTGCAGGGTATACCCCCGACCTAATTATAGGTGGGCCACCATGCCAGGATTTTTCGACTGCAGGTTTCCAGG